CTTGGAACTTTAGCGGGAGCTGGAGCTTCAGGTATTGGAGCCTTCTCAGGTCTTGCGACTGCTGCACCATATTTAGCCATTGCAGCATTGGCAGCTGGTCTTTTAATGAACAAAAAACCTTCTAATAAAACTGGTTACACATCAATTGATTTAGACGAATTTAAACCTGTAAGTTTTGGCATGCAAGGTAAAAAATACAGTAAAGAAAATGTAGATCAAACCATAAAACTAATGGAACCAATGATTCCTTTAATTCAACAACTAGAAGAACAGTATGGTGTTGATTTAAAAGGAGATATTCAAGTTAACTATGGTGGTAGAGACGGACTTGCATACAACATAGGCAACAGAGATGTTACAGGTTTTAGAAATAGATTAGATTATTTTGATGGTAAAGATCAATCTACACGAGACGGCGGTTCTATTTATAGAAGAACATTTAAAGGTGAAGACTCTGGTAAGAATTTTTACAAATCACTGTTAGGTGATTTAGAGGCATTGGCTAGACAAAAACAAGCTGATGGTGGCGGTGAAATTGATTTAGCTAACTTTAGAGGTGTTCAAAGACAAGCTCCTCAAGGTATATTTAGTTATGGTGCAAATGGAGGCGGTATGGTTCCCGGAAATATAGGTAGTATGGTTCCTGGAAACGTAGGAGCCAATGCAGCACCGACAACCCAACCAAAAGGTAAGCAAGGCGTTTTCTCATGGGGTTATGGTGACTGAGGAAAAAAAATGTTGTAAAGAGGTACCATTGGAACAGAAAGCTGTTGACTATAAGTGCCAAGGCGTTTGTAAATCAAATCTAAATGACAGTCCTCTAGAGCAAAAGCATATAGACCTTCTAGGTAACCTTACCTACTTTTAACTCTCCAAAGCCATGAGCAAATGGTCCATCAGGCACATCTAAGTACTTAGCCTGACCTGTGTTTTCTTTGAGTCTTACACGAACTATTTTTCTGTCATCAATAAGTTCTGATACATACCTTCTAAACGTACTTTGAGATACGTTCTTTAATTCTGGAGGAAGTTCTCCTTCACGAGCTACAAAACCATCTTCTCCTGTAACTGTAAATGGATTACCATTCTTAGCTGCATCTCTTATAACGTAAATAACACTGCGTAATCTTAATACTTTATCCTCTTCATCTACAATAGAAATGTCTTGAGAAGTTCCCTCAAGCAATCCTGATTCTTCATTACGAACAAAAATTCTAATTTCTCTGTTAACAGGGCCATTAGATTTAACAACGGCACCATAGACAACCTTGTTTCTTTTGAATGGAGTGTCAACTTTAACACATACTGTTTTTGCGTCAGCTTCTGGGGCAGTCCATAAAGCTATAGCAAAACGACTTCCGTCTACGAGAGCCGATGTACCTCTAATTAAATTACGAGCATGTTCTGGGGTGCGTACAGGATACTTCATGTCTATCTTAGTCATGTGATGAACCATTAAAAACGTAGCGTTTGTTCTTGTCGCTAAGCTTGCAAAGTATCCTGTTACAAAAGCACCGTGAGATGGATCTGCATTGATGTCTGCTAGAATAAAACTAGCAAGAGGATCAATGACAACGAGAGCCAAATTATCCATTTGCATGATTTGTCGTTCAATCTGTTTCCACTCATCCGTGATAACAGGTCGACCGTTTTGGATTGCAACGATAGGTACCACGCCGCCGTGGTCTGGAAAAGGGATGATGCGTAACTCACAGCCTGTTTCCCTAAATCTATGCCCATCTTTATCCAATTTTTCAATACGTCTATGTATTTCATCTTTTTCGTCCTCCGCAGTTAAAATAACGACATTGCCGTTATCAAGTAATGTAGCATCAAAAGCGGTGTCAACTCCGACATTGCCATATGCTACCTTCATGCCCAAGTCGAGGGTCAATAAACCTTTACCAGTATCTCCAGAGGCAGCTAATATTCCTGCTACTCCTTTAGGTAAAGTTGACTCCAACAAATATTCATAGGCTGGGGCTTTGCCTTGAATTAAATTCTTAACAGATAAAGAGTTGTTTAACAAATTAATAGGAGCCGTGCCTTCAGCATTTAATACATCGTCAATATTAAAATTTTCCTGAATTGCATCAGCAACATCCCAACCTCTTGGTTTTTGATCTGGAATATCTATTACTTTAATTGATGCACATTTGTTGTTTAGAAAGTGAGAGAGCTTCATAGCGTACTTTCTTCCAGCTTCATCATTATCTGGCCATATAATTAAATTCTTACCCTCTAAGACGCTCCAATCTGTTTTCTCCATAGAGGTGTTTGAACCACCCATCGCACTCGCTGATGGAATGTTCTTCGAGGTTAATGCATCTACGCACTTCTCTCCTTCGACAAAGACTACAGTGTCTTCGTTTACTATCTTTGGTATGTTATACAACGGTCTGATGGCAGGCATTTTGTACTCGCCTGTTACAAGTCTAGGTCTAAAAGTTTTATCTCCATTGTCATATTCAATGCGAAGCACACTACATAATAAGTTGTTGTCCTTGTCGAGGTACTTGTGCTCAATAACTCTTTGTTGCTTGGGCTCTGGTTTATATACAGGCTCCGCAGGAGCTACATAAGTATGTTGCAATGGTATCCCAAATCTTTCTGAGATATCTTTAACGGAATCTTGAAAGGATATATTTTGAGAATAAGACCATACATCAATGAAATCACTGAAAGAATTACCGCCGTTAAACTCGCTTCCTAGTCCGTCTTTATCTAAATTAAAGGAACATGAGTCCCCTGGAGATCCGTCTAAGTTTCCTATGACAAACTCATTACCCCTAATACGTCCATTTGGAAACATGTACCCAAATATACTTTTAAGCGACCCTTTTGCTCTCGTTTTAAAATCTGTTACATCAAACTGCGATGGAATATCATTTCCAGCTTGGTTGAAGTCCAGATTGCTGTTCTTTATCATTTTCTATATCCCAACATCTCTTCTTAAATTCACAAAATCTACATAAAAAGCTATCAGCTTTTGCTGCTACCCTCGGCATCATCTCATTATTGCTTGTTGCTTTTAAAATATAAACTGCTGCGTCCGACACCCTTTGTGCGACCTTAGCATCAAAAGGTATTTTCTCAAAATATATCTCTTGCGTGTTCTTATTTACAACAGTAAACAAAGCTGGGTTGTCCATTAAACCCATATAAGTCTGATACAACACTACCTGTGCGTAATACACTTGGTTAGTTTCTTTAGTTCCTTTCTTTTTAAACTCATTCCATTTCTTATCGTTAGCTGATTTGCATTCCCATAAGAATGGATAAGACCAATCAACAGGACCATCTGTAATAATACCATCAACATGGCCCTTTACTTCACCATCTGCTGAGTCGAAACCAAACTGACGACCTTGCTTGTCTTGTGTTAATAAATTGAACTTAGCCTTTATAAGCCAAGCTATAGCCAAGTCTTCAAAGTTATGACCGACTTGAAATATTCTTAAAGTTCTTCCGTTAAAATCTTTGCCCTCATCTGGTGGAATTTGCATGTAACGATACTGTAGTTTTCTTTTACATGGCTCTCCAAGAGACGAAGCCCCAAGATATGTTCGTTTAGGTTCTTTTTGATTCTCAAGAACTAGAGCTTTATCAATGTGCGGTGTAACCACATCACTAACGTCTCCTGTATTTATAGGTGGATTAAGATCTATCATACTAAAAAGGAATGGGATCGTCCCAGAGCTCCTTGTCAGTATATTTCTTATTTTTTGGTGGTTCTTCCTTTAAAGTTCCTTTAAAATCTTCTGTTCCATAATTTGCAGATGATGTTTGTTCTACATCTTCTCGTATTCTTTCATGCAATCTTTGTCTATAAGAGACTAAAAGTGCTGTAACTAAATCAAATATTTGGTCTGGTGATATTTCTGCTATCTTGGTTTCCCAACCAATAGCCTCAAAATTAGGTACTATATCTTTAATAGTATCTTGTACGGCTTTTGTTTCTGGTTCTGTTCCTGTATACATCTTATTTCCCTTTTCAGTCTGTTTGTTAATAAAATCAAGTGCTTGCATGCACCCAAAGTAATTTAAAATATTCTCGTAACCAATTCTATTATGCCTAAGAATAAAAGGATTGGGGCCGATGCCATTACATAATCCACAAATTCTTCTCCTTCCTGCTTTCTTTATAATGATTGATTGTTCTTCAGATAATGATTTCCAACAGTATNACAAAGAACGCTCCTAAGTTTTTGTGGGAGATTTAGACAGAAAGGCTCTCCCACAGGCCTTATTTGGGTAGGGGAAATGATTAAATCCCTACTGTCTTTATGCCCATGATGGTTTCCCTGAACTGTTTGCTGGAGCCTTGGGGGCTTCAGCTACAGAACCGGTTGCGGCAACAGGGGACGCAGTTGCAACAGCGGCTTGTACAGGGGCATTAGAAGGTTTGGAACTTCTAACTAAACCGTCTGGGCCTAATGGTTGTTTGTACTCAGGCATTCCTGGTACTATTATTCTATCAATCTTGTTACTTACTTTTTCGTTATACTCTTCAGTACCAACGCTTGTTTTAAAAACTAAGTTATTGAGATCGCCATAAGAAGAAAGAACCCTAACAGCTTTAGCTGCATCGCTCATATCTCTTGGCTCAATGTTATAACAAGACTCAAGCATGGCACGGATTGTTCTCATAGATATATTGCCTGCCTTACTCTTACCATTGTCGTCTAAGCTTCCGCCCATAACAGTAAGGTTAGTCCAAATCTTACGCTTAGCGTATTCACCGTTCGTTACAGTAAGTTCGCAATCTAAGTATTGGGCATCAGATCTTTGAGATTGTTTTAACAAACCACCATCGCCTGCTCCACCCGGTCTTATCGTCAAAAGTACGTCTACAACTGTACCTTCTGGAATTGGTGAAAAGTCTGTTGTTCCTGATCCTGAGTATTGTTCTTCTGCTTCATTAAAATTTAACATTATATTGTCTCCTCGTTGTTGGTTAGTATTTGTACGTTTGGTATATCGTGTTTAAGTGTTTCTGCTGTAGTTTTTGTCTTAGGTGCCATAAGTTTTTCTAACAACTTACCTAAGTGCGGCTCTTCAACAGTCTCTAATTTTCCGCTTCTGTCTTTAGCAGGGAATCCTTCCGGATTGTCTGTACGGCATACAAACTCACGCCATGAATTTCCATTCTCGTCACGATTAATTCTCATTGTAATTAATTCATCAACGATTCCTGGTAGCTCATTACCTACCTTAGACCCTTCAACCTGAATTTTAAAAATCTTCTGGTTAAATTCATCAGTGTTCTCATCAAGAATGCCAACCAGTACAACATTCTTATCTCTTATGTGTTGTAGTTGTGTTAGCCAATCAAGCATTTCTCTGCCATGTAAACCGTACACAGCGAGCATGTTAATCTTTTTAGTCTTGTCAGTAAGAACTTCGTCTTGCTGCTTGCACCATCGAAAGCTTAATCGACCTGCTACTGTTATAGAGTCAACAAACAAAGTTTTATACTTTGCATGTGTCTCAGATGGATCTCCATACTGCTCAACAAGATGATCATAATGTGCCTGTGAATATGGCATATCAGAACTCAAACTTGCGTTAGGGCCACCAAAGTAACAGGCAAAGTTTCTAGCTTCTTCCCATGTCTCTGGACGGATTGTGTCACCCTTCCATTCTCCTAAAGCAATATCTCCTGCTTCAAGGTCCATGAATAGTGTATCTTCCTCTGGTATTGTAAATAAAAGACTTGTCTTACCAACACCACTTTGGCCTGCTATGACAATCTTTGCTCCTTTAGTCTCTTTTAGTCGTTCCGACGCTTTTATTATCTTCATTTTTTATCCTTTCTAATTAAGTTGTTTCTTTTTAAAGTCTTCGTATTTTTTATTTACTTCACTATCTATTATAGGCTCAATAGTTATGCGAACAGTGGGGAGGTCAGTACCAGGACTAAATTTATCATTGTCAAATACATGAGCAACTTCAATGATCTTTTTCATTTTGTACTCTTTAACAAATTTAAACAGTCCCGCAAAAGATGCCTCCCCTAACGCTTCCAATATGTTATCCATATCTTTTTCAGTCATGAGACTTCTCCTCGACACTGATATAATAATCAGGACCTTTAGCCTCAACTGTTCGAGATTCCTCAAGAATAAGTTGTATACGAGGATCTGCATCCTTGTACTTATTCTCAGAGACTTTGACAGTAA